CCTGCGCAGACGTATGACAATGCCACTGCCTGAATTTGCGACGCTTAGAACGCTTGTTTTAGCACTGTCGCGCAAAGTGAAGCGGCGTATCAACCCGGCACTGTCGCACAGGTCAGGAAGCGTCAACTCCGTCAAGCTGCCAGCGGTCACGACTTGCCGATCAGTGTGGACGACAGCACTTGTGCGGATCACCTCCGCAGGTTTTCGGCAGCAGCTAACAAGCAGCAGGCTAAATATGAGCGTACTCCTGTGCAGCATTGAAGGATGGGCAGGCTTTGGCTACCTTTGGGAAGTCACGGTGGCCGAGGATCTTGGCCGCTGGGTACTTGGCGCGCCATTGGTGCAAGACCTGTGACAACGCATCTTTTTGCCCTTGCGTGCGATTGTCTACCGGGTTGCCTCTGCTATCAACGCCGCCGATGTAGCTGGCGTGGAGGCTAAGCGAATTGTAGCCAGCAACGCCGTTGCAGATGGCTTCATCATCAGCCAAGGTAATTACTTCTCCATTGGCTTTTACGATCTTATGATAGCCCGGTGACTTCCATTTCAGATTGGTCCGCCAGTAGTTTTGGATTGAATCAATCGTCGTTGATTGAGGTGTCGCCGTGCAGTGGACGACGAGGTACTTGATGTTTCGCATTTGACCTGATTAGGTTGCAAAATTAAATATCATTTGCCGCCATTTTGTACCCTATTAGGTACATAAGGCCGCATATTGCCCTCACTTGCCCCCTATCGGGTACTGGTCGTCGTAAACGTCGCATCAATAACGCGGGTTTCTATTTTCTCATTTACAATCTTAACAAGGCTCAACTTCATCCAGTAACCGCCGAGCGGCTTCGGCGGCCTGCCCCTCTCGACGTGGAAGCCACCCACTCCGCCTGCATATTCCTCCTTGTACGTCGCAGTCCTGATCTGATGCAGTGGCCGCTGCCTCATCATGTAGTTGGTTCGGTTGAGGTAGCTGATGACGTTGATGTGGTGGTACAGCTCGTGGACGTGACCTTGCCATGTGCAGTCGTAGCCTTCAACCATCGCCATGATCCGCTGGTCTTGGATGACACCCTTGGTCACTACGCCTCCTCCTCCTGATCCGTGAAAGTAGTGCATGGCAAAGCGTGTGTAGTGGTTGGTGTTCGGTGAATGGGCAAAGCCAAACAGTATCGCGCCGCCGTAGTCGCCGAGTTGGACGTCAGTGCCGCACTCGTGGTTCAAGAGCATGACGAACATCTGCAGCGCGTCAAATTCTACATTGCGGATGACGCTCGTTTCGTGGTTGCCATAGCCAATCAGCGCGATGTGCTTGGCGTATGGTTTGAACCACTGCACAGCATCGTTCACTACGGCTTGCAGGTAGTTGCCCTTGTTGTGTTCAGGTCGTATATCATCCTTGCCTCTGCGTGGATCGCCTCTGCCTTGCATCAGGCAGAACGTGTCGCCGTTCATGATGACCTTGGCGTTGCGGCGCACGGCTTCGTCGAGGTGGCTTTTTAGTAGATCGCGATCGCACTTCGGATTGTCCCAGTGCAGGTCGCTGATGAGCAGAAACTCCGCCTCCTTCCCCTCGCAGTCAATCGTGTGGACGTTGGCTGCGCGTCGGGTTATCTTCATATTATTGGTTTGGTGGTGTCGACTTTAGAAGCCGCAAAATACGATGTTCTAATACTTCTGTAATCTTGACACCTGAAAATCCGACGATGAAGGCGAGGCCGTACTCGATGTTCGGTGCTTGTATATTGAGGATGCCGATGATCACAGGCGCGATGTAGGTTGCGGATAACGTGCCTGAAAGGACGGCGATCAGCTGCATTTTCCAGTTCTTCATCTTTGGCGCGAGCAGTAGTGCGCCGAAGAAGCCGGCGATGGTTAGGCCGAGGTTGATGCCGATGGATTTGAGGAAGTCGATCATTGTTAATCTTCGTTTAGTGTGTTAGATACGTCGTCGCGCTCGGTGTAGTCTTTGCCGTACTGCTCATCCCAGCCAAGGAAGGTATGTACGCCTATTGGCGGAGGCCAGCACTCGAAGGGCAGGTAGTCGCTATGTGGCTCTCCATCCCAAAGGATGTCGACGCAATAAGCGCCCTCTATTTCACCCAGCGGCACTGCGAAGCCTTGCGGCACTGGTAGCGATGTGAATGTCGCTTCGTCGTTGAAGGCGTATTTGCGGAATGTCGGCATTTATAGTCGGGTTAATTCGGCAAGTTGTTCGTTTGACAGCCGCGTGGTGTAGAGTGCGGCGGCGCGGATGCGGTCGTTGAGGAAATTCGTTGAGGCGCTCGTTTCAATTTTGCCTAAAAACACGGAAGTCGATGCAGGCACTCCACCGCTACTATCAGTGCCAATTTGTGTGCCGTTGACGTAAAAGGCGAAATCGCCACTCGCATAAGTCAATGCACACTTGTAAACACCATTGACCTGCCCTGACGCTGTGCTTATATCAACAACATCGGCACTTGCCGTTGTCACTACTGCCTGCAACGTGCGATTTGCGCCTACCTGTATCATAATCCGCTCGTCGCTCGTTCCGTTTGAACAGGTTAATATACGTCCACTTGCTATCCAGTTTCTTAAATCCACCTCCGCATAAATCGTCCCCTCCGTCTGCCCAATCAACCCGCTGACCAGCGCACCCGATGCTACGATTTGGTCTGCGTTGCGGCTTGCTGAACCTGTGGTCGTGGGGATGGGTGAAGTAGCGACCGAACTCTGCTCCATTTGTGGCCAACCGATGCGAACCGTAAAGTCATAGGTTGAGCCGCTGACTAATGCAAAATTTATCTGAGGTTGTACTCTCTCCGTTGTTGCACCAGTAAGCGTTCTGGTCGCAGACAAACGCTGTAATGTCGTTGTTGGTGTTATAGCACTTGAGCCAGAATTTACAAAACTACCTCCTGATGTACCTTCCCTAAACGCTAAAGAATAAGAGGATGGAGGCGATGGTTGACTTATTATTTTGATATATACACTATTTGTCCAAGTCTGACCTGATGCCGCAACAATTTGAGTAGATGATTCTGGTGCTATAGTTGCCACCGTGTTGTTTGCCGTGCCAGAAAGTTTAATATCAATATAATCGATTCCACTTTCCGTTCCGATAGCAATAATTTGACGTGATAATCCATTTAATGTTGTGAGCCAATTTGTCGGCAGCGCGTTTGTACTGACATTTGCCCCAACCATTGAATTATTGCGGATGCCGTTTGACCCACTCGGCTCCACCAACAGCGCAGGGCAAGACTGACCCAGCCAGTCAATACGAGGCACTCCCGATGCGACCGATTCAATCAAACCGCTGCTGTTGACACGCGTTGCCGTCGTCGCCCTCGTAACGGTGAAGTCGCCTGACGCGGATGTCGGCAGCTGCGGATAAAGCGCACCTGCCTTGTACAACTGCGGCACAATAAGCAGCGAAGGTTGCGGCTGAACGGTCTGCATAACGGTAAGCGCACGCCCTGTCAAGCAGCCACCTGCCTGCTCCTGCGTTGCCCCCGACACAATCGCCCTTGCTGTGCTGCTCGCGATGCTGTTCGCAAAACCTTCAACAGGCCGCTGCACCGCAAAGGGTAAGCCATATCCCAACCCTAACGCCATCAGACTGCGCTTACGATGCTAACCGATTGGAATGTATAGGCAAAGACGTTGCCTCCCGATGGTGTCACCGCTGTAATTCGCTGCCCTCCATTTCCGCAAATTATCATGCCTGTCATCACCGTAACACCTGAAAGTCCCAGCGTCGTCAATAGGTTTGTGCCACCTTCACCAGTCAAAGTCGTGAAGCTGCACGACGCGTTCACGATCAGCGCGTCATACGTCTTGCCTGTTACCGCGCCTGTCACGCACTCCATTACGACACCGCGACCAAGTAGCGCGTCAAGTTGTTGTCCTATGTTCATTGTCTTGTTTTAGTTGTAAATATCATTTCACCCAATTCTATGCAATTCTGCAATCGTATTTTAACTCGTCGGTATCTGGCAGACGTTGCGGCTGAATGGCAACTCAAAGACCACCGTTGCCTGCCACCCTGCGACCTTGTCATCACGCGCCTCCACAAAGCGCGTAGCACTCACGCCACCTGTGATGGTGTAGTCGCGGTCGGGATCATCGGTGAACTCCGCAACGAAGTCCTGCATGATGCGCAGCGTGTCACTCAACACCTCATCTTCATTATCCGTCCACCGATAGCGCACGTCACCGCTTATGGTCGCATCCAGTCCACGCAGGTCTGCAACGCGATCCATAACAAGCACGCTGACGCTTAGGTTGGTTGCACCGATAGGCATTGACGCGCTTTGCGCATCGACGAACAAGAGCGGGTAGATAACCCTATCCCTGTCTGCTGTCCGTAGGTTTATCGTGTTGTCCGTGCCTATCGCCAGCGGATCGCCGAAGCCCACCGCGTTGATCTGCAGGTGCGACTGCGCGAAGGCTATCAGGTCGTTTTTGATTGTCACCCAACTGCTCATAGAATTGCTTTAGTTTGTTTACGTTTTTCGAGTGCGCCATCAAAAGTAGTTGCGTCTGTTTTCCGGATAGTCCAGCGGATCGCGATACCTGCCCCTGCGTCCCAGCACCATGCCAGTTTGATATGCGCTGTTTGCCGGGTAGATCGTGTCAATAGCGACAGGAGGATTGTCGAAGAGCGGGAATAGCGTGTGGTTCTCCTGCAAATAGCGTGTGATTCTTTCGGTGTACCACTCGGCGTCATCGCGGCTTTTGTCCATCAGTCGCGTCATCTCGCGCTCGCTCATTGACGTTGACTCCGTGCTGCTGCGCCTGTCCATCCCTTTATTCATAAACTTAAACGCCAGCACCATCGGCAGTTCAAAGTACATCCATTGGATGATTGCTGGTTGAATGTAGGTCTGCATCAGCGTCGTGTTGTTCGCCGATAAAGTGCCCGCGATGACCTGCGTCACGAGTTCAGCGTAAAGCGCCGATCCCACCGCTGGCTGAATGTGCATCTCCTGCACCTTCACAATGGTTGGGCGTAGCTGCGTGTAGCTTACGTTCTCGCTGATGACCGAGTTTTCGATCAGCGTATTTTCGCTTATAAATAGTGCCTTGCTCATTCGACGATTCTTTCAACTTGTGTACCTTTTTTGATTACCAACTGCTGCACCCACATATGGCGGCAACTTGGCCGGTGCCTGCCATCTTCCAGCGTTAGCCATCCGCCTCTGCGCTCCCATACGCTATATCCCATCAGCGCCGTTAGCTGGTTGATGTCATCGCGTGTGTATAGCCGTGCGCTGCTCAAGTCCATCATAACCTGACAAAATTTGCGGCTTTTGTCGTAGCCTTCTGCCTTGCTCAACCCACGATATTCAGGCCTCCAGTCGTAGCGATAGCGCACCTCGACGATAGGTTCAGGCACTTTCTCCTCTTTTGTCGCCTCACCGATGCCGCGCTTCAATGGGTACTTGTTGACCTGCAACAGATATTGTATGCGCTTGCGGATGCGCGCCTTGCTCACCCCGAACTCCTTGGCCATCTCTTCAACTGTCGCATCCTCGCGTTTGCGCCTATATTTTACGATTTTCTCATCCAGCGCCTTATCTTGATCTGAAACGGCAAATTGCATGAAGAACTCCGCCTCGCCGTATTCGTTGAAGTCTAATTCGCGCTCTTGCAACACCTCGAAGCTGTCGCGCGTTTCACCGAAGTGCTGGCCTACCTGCGCCAGAAATTCCAACTCATCAGCTTCATCGCTGAACGCCTGCTCTTTCACGCCCAATAGCTGGTCGACCTGTTCGGCGTTGAGGCCGAAGCCAGCCGTTAGCATCGTGCGCGCCTGTTCGAGGGTGACCTTGCCCTGCGAATAGTGGCGCACAATACGCATCAGGTTTTGGTACTGCCGCCCCGAAAGCGTCTTGATAGCCTCGTTGACGCCTGCGCTCGCCTCTACGGCCGTTTCACCTGCGTCGGGTGTTGGCGTGCCAGTCGCCTCTGCAAGTGGCTCATAACCCGCCTTTTCGCGCAGTTCATCTT